GCCGACGCAATAAGTCCCATAAGCGCCCGACAACTCCCAGGAGTTGATGAGATAGTCCGACCTCATGGGAAACCATGAGAGGCCACCAGAAATGAGTGGTCCCCTGGAATAGCCAGGAGTAACAAATTGGCAGAAGGTGGCTTTTTCGTCCCGGAGCAATTCCTGGCGCAGACGATACATGACACGGGAGTCCCAGGCTCCCAGCTTCGGCCCCTTTGCACCGTCATCCGGGTCGCATCCAAAGACGGGTATATCCCGACGATGGCATCCGCGACATGGGCGGCAATAGCGGAGGAAGCCGCGCCGACCGAGTCCACGCCGGTCGTGGGTCAGGTGACCTTCTCCATCGAGAAGTCCGGCGGTCTGGTCAAGGTCTCCAGGGAACTCCTGGAGGACTCGGCCATCAACCTCCCGGCCCTCCTCTCGCAGATATTCCAGGAGGCGGCTGGACAGTTTGAGGATGTCGGGATCATCAGCGGGAATGGCACGACCCAGTATTCCGGGGTACTTTCTAATGGTGATGTGGCGTTCTACACAATGGCCGGCTCGACCGCGGTCGTAGGGGCCGACTTGATCGGCACTTACTACGCCCTCAACGCCCAGCACCGGGCCAACGCCAGTTGGGTGATGAAGTCAACCATCGCGGCGTTGGTAAACTCGATCGCGATCACCGCCGCTGGCGTTCATTCCATCCCCAGTCTGACCGCCGCACCGGCAGACTTCATCCTCGGCAAGCGGAACGTCTTGACCGATGTGGTGAGCGGCTTGGGTGGCAACATCACCTCAACGGAAAAAATAGCGATTTTTGGAGACTTCAAACAGTATTACATCGAGGACCGGGTCGGTTTCACAATAAGGCGGAATGATCAGCTTTATATGGGGAACGATCAGGTCGGCTTCTTCGCCACCCGTAGGGGTGACGGCCAGGTCGGACTCGCCGCTGCCTTCAAGATCCCACGCGCCGCTTAATCAGCGGATGCTAATAGGGCGCGGGGCCGCAGCCCCGCGCCTAACCAAGGAGGACGAAATGGCCAAGACCATGTGTATCCAGAACTTTATTTTCGGGGTGACCGGGGAAGCGTTCGAGGCCGGAGTGGAATATGACGTCCCGGCGGCGACCCTCAAAGCCAATCCCGATTATTTCAAGTCGTCGGGACGGCCGTCCAACAAGATGGCCGGCACGGATGAAGACAAGACCGCCGGTGGTGACGAGGAAGCCGCTGAGGTTGCCGAATAGTGGCCACCAGGCACACATACGCATCGTCTGACGATCTGCGCGACTATCTGGCCGGCACGTCCTACAGTTCCGGCTGGACGGCTGACGGGAACGCCATCCGGCGAATCCTGGAAGCTGCGTCCGTGCGGATTGACCAATATGTGGGCGGCGGGACATTCGGGCCTGTCACTGAGACCCACTACTTCGACATCGGCGCCGGGTCCCTGATTAATTCGCCGCAGTATTTCGTCACGTCCGGGACGAATCAAATCGCCACCTCCCAGGCGTTGGCGAATGTGATTCCCTTGGACGGTTGGTTGGCCTCGGCCACAACTGTGACGGCATACGACGACACGGACCGGGGAGGCTCCACCACGTTGACCGAAGGCTATGCCAACGACTTCTTTTTGATGCCTTACAACGTGAGCCCCAAGACGGTATTCAAGCTGAACGAAGACAGCGCCAACACCCTGGACGCCGGGCAACAGACCTTGTCCATCCTGGGTCAATGGGGTTTTTCATCGGACACATTGTCCGTCACCACGTCCGACGCGGTGTCTTCGACTTCAGCCACATCCGTGAGTGTGACTTCGGCCACCAACCTGGGGCCGGCCCAGACCATCCTGGTGGATGCTGAGCAGATGTACATCACGGCCATCAGCGGAAACACGCTGACCCTGGAACGGGGTGTGAACGGGACCACGGCCGCGACCCATTCGGGCGGCGCCGCGGTCTATCGGTATGACTACCCGGCCCTGGTCGTCCAGGCGTGTCTTGACGTTTCGAAGCTGACATTCCGAAACCGTGATCTGGGAATATCGACCACCATCGGGTCCGGGGAACAATCTGTCACCGCGGCGGAAGGGGAGATCCGTTCGGTACTGATGACCTTGAACGACTACCGGGCGACCGGCACATCCAACGGGGTGATCTTCTAATGGCTGAAGTTGGATTCACATATAAACAGACCGGGCCGTTGTTTGATAAAGACATGCCCAAGAATCTTACTGAGGCCGTGAATAGCGGCATCTTGGAGCTGGCCACGATAGAAGGCTCCAATGAAGTCAAAGACCAGCTCTACGAGGGCCACGGGTTCATCACGGGGAACCTGAAGAACCACATCGGCGCCGACCTGGTTGACGACCTGGTCGCCCAGGTGGACGCCGGCCGCAATCGGTACGGGGGGAATCTGGTGTATGCCGCCTGGATTGAAGGCATCGGGAAACGGAATCCCCGGTCCCGGTTCAAGGGTTATCACATGTTTGAGAACGCCCGGAAGCGGATTGAGGGCAACCAGTCCATGTTCGACAAATACGTCGGCCGTGCAATTGAGAGGGCGTTCGAATGACGAGGGCCGGAGCATTGGACAGGATGGACGTTCTATTGTCCACCATCACAGATCCGCCGTTCACCGCCGTGGTGAGGGCTGAACCTTTGGCTTTGGCCGGGACTCCGGTCCTGGCCTTTTGGGTCTCTGGCCGGACTCCTGGATGGCAGACGCTGAGCAACATCGGAAGCACTACGACGATTATGGTCCGGGCTTATTTCAGGATGCAGGCAGCCGCGGACGTCCGGGAGTCCATCGAACTCCAGGTCTGGGACGCGATGGTTGAAATTGAAACCAAACTACGGTCGGACGCAGACCTGGCCGGCAATGTAACCGACTCGACCGTGGGGTCGGCCCAGGTTCAATATCTGACGATTGATGGGGCAGTCTTCAGGTGCGTGACAGTCCCCTTTGACATTCAAATCTACGAAGAAATAACCATCACCCCATAGGAGTCACGAATGGCGAAAAAATCAGGGCTTGGGCAGGAATTTTACATCCACGGATATGATCTGAGCGGCGACGTTGGGTCGTTGGATGGTGCCAGCGGCACCCGTGAGTTGTTGGACGTCACCCCCATCAGTAAATCAGCCACCGAACGCCTGGTGGGTCGGTCATCAGCCGCCCTCGGGTTCAATACATGGTTTGACGACGAGGCCGAAAAAGAACACGCGGCGTTGTCGGGTTTGTCCACCGCGGACCGGGTGGTGATGTGGGCGATGGGTGGAACGACTGGTGACGTCGCGTGTGCGTTCCCTGCTAAACAGTTGAACTACGACGCCAGTGTGGGGGCCGACGGTTCCCTCAGCTTCTCGGTTGATTGTGAATCTAACGGGGTGGCGATGGACTGGTGCGACCTTCTGACCGATGGACAGGTGACTCATTCAAGCTCCGGCAGCAATACCAGCCGGGACGACGCGGCGGCAACATCGGCCGGCCTGGTGGCATACCTGGAGATCGTGGACTGTGCGTCCGGGACTCCGACCGTCACGATTCAGCAATCCAGCGATAACGGGTCCACGGACTCATGGGCCACCGTTCTGTCGTTTAGTGCCGTTGGATACGCTTCGGCGCCGACAGCGGAACGTGTGACGGTCTCAGGGGCCGTGGAAAGGTATCTCCGGGTGACAACAACCGGGACGTTTTCCAATGCGGACTTTGTTGTGGCCACGCGCCGGGGAACCGCCCAGGATGATGTCACCCTCTGATGGATGACTCTGGCGACCCTATCTTGGAGGAATTGAGGCAAGCACGAGAGGAGTTGGAACGATTAAAGAACCGAGAGGACAAGTCCGAAAAAATTCAGATGACCAGCGGGGATATTGTGCGCCTCGTGATAGCGGCGCCGGTTGTGTTTTGCTGGTTGTTCCTCGGGTCCAGAATTATCATTTCTGCGACCACATCTACTGCCGTTTTGGAGCATATTGAGCCTCTACTTTTGGCCCTCAGTATTTTAACCATCCCGGTCACCGGGATATTGGCATCGCTATTCAAGATTGACGG